CAAAATGAGTTATCATTTCATTCCGTGTTTCAAAAATAGAACATCTATTTTTTGTTTCATCATAAATATCTGGAAGGTCTTTTTTTGCAACAAGGTGCTTCCAAGGAAGGTTATTCATTTATACTTTTAATCACAAATGAAGTTACGTTTGTAAACTCATTTGTGTTTTTTATTAGAGTTTAAAATAGAATATATAAAATCAAATAAAATTTCTAGTTGCTGTATGCGAGACCACCCATGCCGCTCATTACGCGGAGCACGTTGTAGTTGAGTGCATATACGCGGACCTGAGCCGTGTTCGCGCTCTTGACCGTGTTGAGCGAAACCGTGAGCTGGAGCGTCGCCTTGTCGATACGCGAGAAGTTGCACGTGCCGCTGGGCTGGTGCTCCTCTGGGCGAAGGGCAAACGAGTAAACGTTAATACCCGTCGATGGCGAGCGGCTGTGGTGCTGGTAGGGCTGGACCTTGTCGAAGTACGAACCCTCACGCTCCGTGAACCGGTCCTGACCGTTGAGCTGAAGCTTGCCGACCTCAACAGGGTTCTTGCCCTCGCAGCGCACATTCGAGTCAAGAATGACCTTGGCGAGGAGGTAGTTGACACCCGAGTCAAACTCGAGAGCACCCGCCGTGTCGTACGTATCGGCACCGATAAGAGACGAAGCTGCAGTGGGCGCCTGTCCAAGAGCAGCATCAAGGCTCGAAGACTGACCAAGCGTGTTACCTCCAACGCCACCCGACGCCTGCGAGAGGAGCGACATGATGATACCCTCCGTCGAGAAGTCGTCCGAGTAGTTGAATGGCTGCGCACCACCAACCGATGCAAGCCAGCCGGAAATCGAGCAGTCAATAAACGAGTCGCGCTGGACGACCCAGAGAAGCTCCTTCACGGGGTGGTTAAAGTTGAGCTGGATCTTGTTCGACGAGCTCGTAATAGACTCGGCGCCCGTGTACTGAACCTGCTCAATGAGGTACTCGTGGCTCTGCTGGGCGAAGCGGCGGCGCTCCTCCGTATCAAGGTAGACGTAGTCAACATAGATCGACGCGGCTGCAAGCGAAGCAGCCGGAAGAGCCGCTGGCGTACCAACCGCCGACTCGTAGTACTGGCAGTTCTGCCACGTCTCGAAGTCAACGTTGATGCGGACTTCGTGGTACTGAAGGGCAATAAGAGGGATCGAAACACCAGGGTTGCGGCAGAACCAGAACTGGAGAGGAATGTAGAGCGTCTTCGCGGGCGTGCCACGACGAGGGACGCAAGAGATCGTCGTCTCCGTAGATGAGCAGGTCGCATCAAGCTCAATACCCGTACCACGCTTCATGAGAACAAGGTCGTGCGTGTTACCAATGATCGAGTCAAGCACCTTGATGTTACCGGCATCCGTCGAGAGCTGCGTCCAGATCTGCATCCAGTCACCATACTGGCGGTCAATGCGCTGACCACCAATCTCAAGCTCAACCTGCTTGATAAGGCGGTGACCAATGTAGCTGAGCCAGCGGAAACCTTTGCCCGCAGTGCTAAGAGATACTTCGGGGAGTACAACTTGAACGTACGTCTTGTACATAAGATCGGCGTTACGGTTGATTACAGCCGTTACGCGCTTGTTAAAGTCAGCCTGACCGTTAAAGGTTACCTCAATCGACTCGACTGCAAAGTTCGTGTGGCGCTTGTAAAGAATCTTCCAGAAGGTAATCTGGGGGTTGCCCGAGATATAAATATCCTGCGCACCATACGATACAAGCTGCATAAGACCACCGCCCATTTGTGTTTATGATATACTGCCAGAAAAAAATATTTCCAGCAAAGTCGACCGCGGGTCCCTACGACAATCGAAGCAAATAAAGAGTCTGCTCAATATCTGCGCTCATTTCGTCTATAATATTTTGAATTTCAGTCTTTTTAAGGGAATTTCTCAATTTCTCCATACTTCCTAGAACTTTCTGCAGAAACGGCACTATATTTTTAACATTAGTATCTGAACTAGTTGAAACACTCCATTTACCAACAGAACCCGATGACCCTAAATAAACTTCAACAAGTTTATCAAAATTGTCGCTCAAATTTCCATGAAGCTTGTCAAGAGCTTTGTGAACAGCGTAGCCCCTAGTAGCCCAATGATATAGCTTTACTTGATTTATAACTTCAAAAGCGAAGTGAATAATCTTTTTGTCCATTATTAAATGGACATTCTAAAATTTCCAACCTCAAATCTGTTGATTAATACATTTTTACGGTCTTTAGTGATATTTGTTGGCGCAATTTTTGGATTAGGATTTACTGCATATAACGCATACTGGATAACTATCGGGCACGATATAGTAAGCTTGTCGTTGATTTACGGTAAGGCTTAGTTTCCAGACGAGCCAAATCCACCACCTGCCCGATCATCTCTGGCTTGAGGAAGATCTGAAAGGTGGTTTACAATAATAACATTGTCAAACGGCAGCCAATTATGCTGTACAATTTGAAATAAACGACGCCCCTTCTCAATCTCAAATGAAGATACAGAAGGGTCTACACAATCTACTCTTACAAAAAGTTCGCCACGGTATCCAGCATCTGCAAGTCCAACTTGATTAGACATGCGAAGAGGAGTTAAGCTAGTAGAAGAGCGAGCTAATAGAATATATGGTTTTGGGCTTCCGTGCATATCAACAGCTGCTGCAACAATGCCTGTGCGGATTTGAGCTGCAATCTTAGATTCTGAGAAATCTAGTATAGTCTGCGGGCATAGAAGATCTACACCAGAATCAGTCTTTCGACGACGTTGAACGTGATCATAAAAAAGCTGGCGAATGTTATCATCAAGAATGTGAATGTATAGGCTCATTGTTATCATGCATTCATCTCTTCTATTAAAGTCTTTAGTGGTTTAAAAAATATCACTGCACAGCTTAGAGCAAACATCTGAACTCCCAAGTTCATTAGAAGATCTTTTAAGTTTGTTCTTCCAGCTAAATAGTGTGCCAAAGCTCCGATTGGAGTAAAATGACCAGACGTTTGTTTTGCGAGTGTATATACCGCATAATAAGTTAGTCCCATAACAATAGGGTTTCCGTCTGTAAAAAGAGTGGCGTTCACAATAAGCACAACTCCCATAAATTCCATAAAATATTTGTGATACTCCATTACTGAATATATTCATTTGAAATTACTCAAATACCATGCGTGGAACAATGTGCATTGCTTCAAGTTCTTGCGACCACAACTTAACAGCATATGGAATCGTTTTAAGTTCAAATTCTGTTTCAATTCCACAATTTCCGCAAGAATAGATATTTTCTTTAGGATTCACGACTGCAATATTGCCACACCCTTTGCATATGCCAGTGGTAAAGGGATCAGAGACATCCATTAGTCGTTCTTTTATGAATATTGATACGCCGTGAGAAATCATACAATCACGCTCCATTTCTCCGACACGAAGACCTCCGTCTCTGCTTCTTCCTTCGCACGGTTGGCGAGTTAAGCTTACAATAGGTCCTCGAGAGCGATAATGTTTCTTATCAATAACCATGTGCTTTAGGCGCTGGTAAAACGCAGGTCCCATGAATATTTCAGCATCCATCATTTCTCCGGTCTGACCATTGTACATGATCTCATTACCGTAAGGGTGCATTCCCAACTTAGTCATTTGCTTACTGAGAGTATCCATGCTCAAGTGAGAATAAGGAGTTCCATCTCCAAACGTTCCCTGCATAACACAAATTTTTCCCATAATCGTTTCCATCAATTGAGCAATTGTCATTCGTGATGGAATAGCATGAGGATTCATGATAATATCGGGTCTTAGACCGCTTGATGTGTATGGCATGTCTTCTTCATTCAAGATAATTCCACAAGTACCTTTTTGTCCGTGGCGGGAAGAAACTTTGTCTCCAATTTCAGGAACGCGCTCAGATACAACTCGAACTTTGATGAAAGGATATCCGTCTGAATTCTTATCGTTCCATACTCCATCAACTCTGCAGACTTCGCTATTTCGATGAACAGTAGAAGAGTCGCGGAATGCATATCCGCTTGCATCGTGCTTCAGGGTTGAAACTTTTCCAATAACTGCATCGTTTTCACGAATGTAGGCGTTTAGAACAGGAGCTCCCGACGCAGATATAGAATTGTAAGCATTATTTTTAAATCCTCGCGTATTTTCACGCTTTGGCTTTACAAACTTTTCTTCTTTTCCTGACGAAATATTGCGGTGCTCTTCGTCTTTGTAAATAGTGTAATAAAGGCTGCGAAACAATCCTCTGTCAATAGAAGCTCTGTTTATAATCACGGAATCTTCTTGATTATATCCTGAATAAATGCCAATTGCAACAATGACATTGTCACCGGAAGGCATTTGATGCGTGTTCAAAATATTCATCATGCGTGTTTCTACAAGAGGACGCATTGGGCTGCAGAGGATGTAACCGTTCTTATCTAGGCGCTTGGCATAGTTGCGAGCATATATTCCCATCGCTTGCTTTCCCATTGCAGATTGGTAAGTGTTGCGAGGCGACTGATTATGGTCTGAGAAAGGAATGCTAGAAGCCATATGTCCTAAAATCAGAGTAGGATGAATTTCACAATGAGTATGATTTGGAGTAATTTCCGATGGAAACATGGCTATCATAACAAACTCACTTTCGCAAGGATCAATATATTCAATGCACGTTTTCACCCAGTCATTCCAATCATCGCTTGGCTCCATACTCGGAATCTTTCCATTAACAACTCGAAATACGGGTCGAACAACTCGTCCTCCATCCGTATCAATATTGATAGAACTAAAATGAACATTCCAGGAAATGCCGGTATAAGGATGAAGCCTAAATGAATATTTTGCAGCCTTGAGATTCTCATAAATGGTTTTTGGAGTTTTTGTAAATCCAACTATGACGCCGTTAAGAACTATAGCTGTGTCCTTGCAGTGTTCATGTTCACTTAGCCATTTGATTTCTTTGATATCTCGAAGAAACGAAAGAACTGTTATTGATGGAACGTGCTGAGTAACTGCAGAAAGCATCGATAAAGATTTCACAATGCCGACAGAATGACCTACTGGAGTTTCGACCGGACACATGAATCCCCACGACGTTCCGTGGAGTTTTCGAGGAGCCAGAAGCTTGCCCGACTTTTCTACAGGAGTTTGAATTCGGCGCAAATGGCTTAGTGTTGCAGAATACGAAAGACGATTCAGTACTTGTGAAACGCCTACTTTGGTAGCGTTGCTTGCAGAAGAAATTGTTCCGAGTCCTTGAACTGCAAAATTGCCGGTAGCCAAAGCCTGCTTGAACTTTCCTTCGATCGTCGAAACTTTGAGAATCTTATAAAGGTTATTGACATTCAAAATATCAAGAGGACGCGGCGGTTCCTTCTTTTTCCAATTATCATTGTTTACTTCGTGAACAAACTTACTTCGAATATCTTTGCTGACTTTTTGAAACAGTTGGCGAAACAGGTGAGTCAAAAGAGCTCCTGTACTAACAACTCGTTTATTGGGATACGAATCTCGATCATCAATTTCCAAAACTCCTGTTTCGGTAAGAATTAGGCGACGAACGACTGAACATAGCAAAACAATCTTTCGAGCTTCAAATGTCTTTTGGGATATAATCTCTCCTCCAAACTTCACATGTGGAAGAAACTCAGTGTCTAGAAGAATACGAGCGTAAGCCGATTTATCTTCCAAATTTGTGCCGTACTGAAACTTGTGAGTCAAATAAGTTATTGCGTCTTCTTGGGAATACACTTTGATATCCGCGCATTCTTTGAAAGATGCTGCTAGCTTTTCAACGTGCGGATGATTCTCATCTCCCCATATTAATTTTGCAATATCAAGATCGGTTTCAATACCAAGTGCTCGAAACATGACAATAAGTGGAATATCTTCAGTAAACCGAGGAATACATACGGTAAGAGGATTGCCAAATCCATTAAATTTGGTCATGATACGAATTTCCAACTTCTTAGGAGGAGTTGTAAACGATTCATGCAAAGACTTCATTTCAGCCGAGAAAGCATACTTGGTCATTTTTTTAGTAAAGAATACCATAATTTGATTATCGGCGACTTTCTCCTGACTCAGGATAGTTCTCTCGCTTCCGTGAATGAGAAAGTATCCAAACGGGTCGTAAGGACACTCTCCAATTTCTTCTTTTGAAAGGGGAAAGTCTTTCATAATACAGAGAGAAGACCCAAGCATAATTGGAATTTTACCAATAGATACTCCTTCAAAGATCTTAACTTCTTCATCAAATTCTTTAAACGAAGGAGACTTGTACGTTCGGGCAACAAATCGGATATCGGAAAACATTTGAGCTGCATAAGTAAAGTTTCGAGTACGAGCATCGTGTGGAAACATGGGCTTAATACGCCCAGTAGCTTCTTGAATTCGGGGTTTCATGTATGTGATATTTTCAAACGATAATCGAAGTTCGTACTTGTATTTTTTGGTAACATCGTCTTGTTCGTGCCACACTACAATAGGAGAAGTGGAGCAAACTATTAACGGAATTTTGTTATTAATAAAATCTTCAAATGATTCAATTTGATGATCTACTAGCTTTGAAACTCCATCTTTTTTAAAATACGATGAAACGGCTTTCCAATCCATAGTATTCTTTTAAGACAACTTGTTCGTAAATACAATTATTCGTTTTCTATAAGAATGGAGAAGATAAAAATCATCAAACTTGATGAAACTGTCGAACCCAAAGTTGAAAAACAAAAGTCCATGAAACGCTCAAAAACTATTAAAACGTTTCCGCGAGGTATATTGCGACGAACTACTTCTAAAGTCATTGCAGTATCCAATCCTTCAATCACTCCACCTATGAAAAAGAACATGCAGCGTCACACGATACGACTGTTTACGCCTCTCGGTGAGAAACGAAGACATAAAACAATAAAAAAGAAAGTTTCAAAAATGACTGATAAACAGGTAACAATTATGATAACAAAACATAATCTTCTTAAAAATCAGTCTACACCTTCTCGCATAAAACGAGAAATGTTAGCTGGAGCAATGATGGCTGGATTCATTTCCGACGCATAAATAACTGAGAATGGCTACCAAAATTTGGGGTCCACTTGGATGGATGACACTACATTGTATTTCCACAATTTATCCAGAAAGACCAAGTTATGAAGATATGCAAATACTTAAACAATTTATGCAATTATTTGCAGATACAATAAGTTGTCCAGATTGCAAGCAACATTTTCAAAGAATGTTTCAAGCTTACAAATCTCAGAACCCGGCTTGGTTTGCTAGTCGAACCGAATTTTTTTTGTTTGTGTCAAGAGCACACAACACAGTAAATACAAGACTTGATAAGCCTCGTATAGGAAGTGTTGCTGAATGCATTGAAACTATTAAAAAAAATACAGTTGTAACTAATTCTCAAACGTATATAACCAATTATACCAACTATCTTATGCGAAATTGGTCAAAAGAAAATTCAGGCGAAAGTTTTATCATTCTTCATTTGGCTCGTGAATTAACAAAAATAGTTAAAGAATATTGGCTACCTAGAAACACTGGAAATATGGATATTCGTGTACCAGAAGCAGATATTTTAACACCGATAATAGATGTACCTTTTCGACAAAATTATTTTACCGGACAACAAGTTCAAGTATCCACCAGACTGCCAACTAATATTCGTATATCCTTTATAACAAATCAACTGAAGTCAGTTCGGAGATAGGGTTCCATGGAAGAGAAATTCTAGGCTTCATTTCCCAGTCATGTCGTTTTAACCATGGATTTCGCGTTTCATCATGTATTTCATCCACATACTTAACTTTGCGTCTTGTTCTACGCAGCGATGCACTTGGCAATATAAAATGTAGTTGGTCTGCAACAGTAAAGTTTAAGCGTCCGCTTTCAACATTGGTCTCAGCATATTTAACAATATCTGTGATTAGTGGAGCATCTGGATAAGGATAGTGCCAATGCCAGTTTATTGGTACACTTTTTGTAAAATAAAACATTGTCCAGTGAAAAGTTTTCCAATAAGCTTCTACTGGTTTTTTTATATCAATAACGCCTTCTAAAATGTGAGCTTTGTACCGTTGACAAATAAGAGAGTCTGTCTTTCCTAAAACTGCTTTTTCTTCCGGATGATTACGTTTAGTAACTAGCTCTCGAAGACTTCCAAATTCTTTAGTTGAACTGTATTTTAGAAAAACAGCTCTTCCTTCTGGAATAAGCAAGTTTGGATTACCACAATGTTTATAATAATCAAGGGCTCGTTGATAACCTTCTTCTCTCAAAGAAAATATTCCGAGATTTGGCATAAAGTCGTTTCCAAAGCAGAGAATTGAAAGAGCCATATACTGATCTATTTGAATAGGAAGCTGAGAGCATAATCCCCAAATATCCAGAGAAGCAAACTCTGCACATTTGAGGCTAGGATCATTGAACTCCGAAGATTCACGAAGAAGATGCATGTTTCCCGTATCAGACAGAGCTTTGTTTTGAAGACATATCAAGATCAAATCGGCGTCAAGACCATATATGCAAACACTCTTGCGTTCAGTTGGTTTCAGTTTTTGAAGTTCTAACATTAGTTTATGCTCACCTTCACCGGCTTGGTTAGTTCTGCTTAAAATAGCAGTTGGAAACCTAGATGAAACAGCAATTTCAAGTTCTCGCATAAAAGATGTTTCAGGTGATATTTGATTACGATCAAAAACACCTTCTTCTTTTGCGTACATACGCCTATAACGCTGCTGCACAATTTTTGCGTATGGAACTATGCCATCAAACGCAATAATGATTTTCTTTGCTATTATCACGTTTTCAAGTAAGTAGACAAGCGCATTTATTACCGAGTGAATCGGGTCTTCGTCTTTCAGGTATCGATGAATCAAACAATTAAAATCAAATCCCACAACATCAACTTCTATTTTTTTCACCGGTTTTGTAATTCCACGATGAGACTTTATTAAACTAACAAAGTAAAAAGGAATACCCATTTGTTATATTTAAAAATTAGTGTAAAAATCGGTTTGTTTAGTCAGTTTCTCCGTCTCTGCTAGATTTGTGCTCAGTATTCTTCTCTGCTAAAATTGGTGCTAGCCCACGCAGGGCTCAGCTATTCCTAAATATTTTAATAAAGAAGAATCCGTTTTGGTTTTAACATCCAAAAATATTAACTAAAAATGCGTCTCCTTGTTACGGGAGGATGCGGGTTTATTGGAGGAGGATTTTGCAGACGTATTCAGAAAAATCATTCGTATCTTACTCTTGTAAATATTGATAAGCTTTACCCTTGCTCCACTTCTCATCCTGATCTTACATCGTCTCATGATAACTATGTTTTTGTACAAGGAGATATCAAGAACACCAAACTTATTGAAGAGCTGTTGAATAAGTATAATATTGATACAGTTATACACTTTGCAGCACAATCTCACGTAGATACATCTTTTACCGATTCGATGATGTATACGCAAGACAATGTTGTGGGGACTCACTCAATGCTAGAAGCTGCTCGTATGTATGGAAAGCTTAAGCGCTTTATCCACATAAGCACAGATGAAGTTTATGGCGAAAACAAAGACCATGTTTTTACCGAAAAGTCTCTTTTGAAACCAACGAATCCTTATGCTGCATCCAAAGCCTCGGCTGAAATGATGGTGCATTCCTACATTCATTCGTTCAATCTTCCAGCAATTGTCATTCGCTCGAACAATGTTTATGGTATTGGTCAGTACCCTGAAAAGGTTATTCCTAAATTTATATTTCAACTTCTCAATAATCAGAAACTCACTATTCAAGGATCGGGCAATCAGCTTCGGTCTTTTCTCCACCTTGAAGATGCAGTAGATGCTGTTTTGTGCGTTCTTTTCCAAGGAGAGATTGGTGAAATTTACAACATCAGTTCAAAAGATGAAATATCAATTCGAGATCTTTCGGAAATTCTTATTCGTACCGTTAAACCAGGACAAAATGTAGATGAGTGGATTACTTTTGTTGAAGATCGGCAGTTTAATGACAAGAGGTATTGGATTGAGTCAGAACCTCTTTTCAAGCTTGGATGGAAACAAAAAGTTGATTTTGAAAAGGGGCTTGCTGAAACTATTCAATGGTTTTCAAAAGTTGATCAAAAAACTTACTGGAATAACTTGACTAAAAAAGTTATGGTCTGGGGCGGAAAAGGATGGATTGGTGAGCAGTTTGTTCCTATTCTTGTCAAACGTGGGTGGAGTGTCACGCTTGCCACTTCAAGAGCCGATGATCGTGAAGATGTTGTTTCTGAAATCAAAAAAGTTAATCCAACACATATTGTCAGTCTTATTGGGCGTACACACGGTGAAGGTTTTTCAACAATAGATTATTTGGAACAGCCTGGTAAGCTTCAAGAGAATCTGAACGATAATTTATATGCGCCTCTAGTTCTGGCTGGAGTTGCTAGACAGCTGGGACTACATATGCTTTACATGGGAACTGGGTGCATTTTTGAGTACGATCTAGAACATACTACTGAAGTTGGGTTTAAGGAAAGTAGCAAGCCAAATTTCTTCGGATCTGGGTACAGCACTGCAAAAGGATTCACTGATCGACTTATGGAAGAAGAGTTTGGCAATACTGTTTTGAATGTTCGTATTCGCATGCCAATTTCTGCTAAACCAGGACCCCGTAACTTTATTTCAAAGATTATTTCTTACAAACGCATTTGCAGTATTCTTAATTCAATGACTGTTATGGAAGATATTCTTCCCCGACTTGTTGACTGTATGGATATGAAAGTTCGCGGAACTTTGAATGCTACAAATCCCGGCGTGATTGATCACCAAACAATCCTAAACTGGTACAAACAGTATCAAAACCCAGAACATACTTGGGAAGAAATTACTAATCATGAACTTGTTACATCATGTGTAAAAGCTGGACGCAGCAATAACTTTTTGGATACCACTCGTCTTGAATGTTTATTTCCCGATATTCTTCATATTCGAGCTTCTGTTGAAAAAATAATGAACACAACAAGTTTTAACACTTGAAAAATATTTATATAAAATGACAACGTTAATTGATCTTGCCGACAATTCTCGAACTGATAAGAATACTGTTCATTCCTATCTTCCACTTTATGAGCAACTATTCGAGAGGCTTCGGTCTAAAGCGCTTAATGTTCTTGAGGTAGGAATTCAGTCTGGTGGAAGCATTAAGCTGTGGCGAGATTATTTCAGCAATGCTACAGTTTATGGTTTGGATATTATGCCAAAAGCAAATGTTTGGTCGGAAATTGGAAATGATAGTCGTATAAAACTTTTTACGTCTACCAATGCGTATGATTTAAATTTTTTCAATTCAACTTTTTTGTCCTCTAATATGAAGTTTGACATGGTGCTAGATGATGGTCCTCATACACTTGACAGCATGGAAGCATTCATTCAGCTTTATCATAGTCTTCTAACAGATGATGGCATTCTTGTTATTGAAGATGTTCAGAGATGGGAGTGGATTGAGCATCTTAAACAGGCAGTTCCTGATCAACTGAAGCAATATATTAAAGTTTACGATCTTCGTGCAAATAAAGGTCGATATGATGATATTGTGTTCACAATCGATAAAAATAAGAACTAATGATTAATAAATGTGGTACTGGGCTGTGTTTGCTGCAGTTGTAGTCGGAATTGTATATGCTTACACAGTTTCTTCAAAAATTGTTCTTTCTGAAAAAGTAGGCTGTTCAACCTGTCCTTCTCAAAAAAATGAGCTGTAGTAATACAAATGGATATTGTTAGTAGTATTCTCAGCCTGTTACTATTTGCTGCATTTGTACCCGGCGTTCTTTTTACATTTCCTCACCGAGCCAGTCGTACAACTGTAATTGCTGTTCATGCAATTGCATTTATGATTGTAAACACTCTTGTAATGCGTCACTACTGGGTGAATATCAAAGGACATATTGAAAGCATGCTGAATTATGGCGAAATGTGTCCGAACGGATTTGTGCCTAACGCCAACAAGAGCGCCACCAATGGAGAAGAGTGCATTCCTGCGGGTCAACCGACCTATGCTCCCGGAAGTCCCGATGCACTAGTATCTAAGTAGTAAGTAATGGAAACCTTTCGAGGGCGAAAAGTAATAATACCTAGATCCAAAAATTGGAAAGTCATTGACCTTACCGACAAGTATTCGCTAACCCAGCGTCTTTCTTGCCGCTCTGGAGATAATCCAAAACCTATTGATGTGTGGAAAGAGCATCCTGATTGGAGCTTACAAGAACTTCAGAAGCATGTTAAAACATGTACACTTTATCCGTTTGATGCTGGTATGACCGTTCTTAAAATGTTCAAGCCAAAAAAATGGTTGGATCCTACTGCAGGATGGGGTGATCGTCTAAGATGTGCTATCGAGTACGGGTGTGAATATTTAGGCGTTGATACTAATTCATCTATGCAGACTGCTTATAAAGCTATTATTGATGATCTTTCAGGAGATCATAAAAAATACAAAGTAAAAGAAGGAAGGTTTCAGAATGTTCGGATTGTAGGGAAATATGATCTTGTGTTTACAAGTCCGCCATTCTACACTGTTGAAAAGTATGAGAATATGGCAGATTGGAAATCAATTGCAGAATTTATGAAAGAATTTTTAATTCCCTTATTTAAAAAATCAGTAGCTCATCTTGCAGAAGGTGGACATATTGTTCTTTATATTGAAGATCGTGAAGATTCGCCCTTTATTGATCTGATGAAAGAACATGTTAAAGATGCTCATCCCAAATTAACTTATGAAGGTGCTTTTTACTACGAAGGAGCTAGAGGTAAACTTCGACCATATTACGTGTGGAAATTATAACTGTATATTGTAAATGTTTCTAAGAGGTTTTGTATACGGTGTTCTGTTCTTTCTTCTAGTTCCCGGTGTAGTACTAAAAGTTCCTGAACAAGCATCGGCAGAAGTACAAGCTGTTGTTCATGCCCTAATATTTGCAGTAGTTAGTTATGCAATTTTTCCGTATATCATACGTTCTCTTGAACGGTTTGAAAATCCTTCAACAAAAATAAATCCTAAATGCCCTACTGGATATAAACAATGTCCATCGGGAGACTGCGTTCTTATATCCGATGTTCACGGAGGGTGCCCATAATAAAAACGGAAAATTGGTGAAATATACAATAGTATAAAAAATGATCTTTGAAATATCACAGACTGAAGTTGATTCGCAAACGGGAGCCAAACGGGTTTTCGTTTATGAAGATGATGGTTTCACAATAATCATGCTTACTGAAAAACTTTATGAAGGCGATGAGAAATTAGAGCTTATGATGATATTTCATTCAGATGATGACTGCTGTGATCAAGGTCCTCAAGATGGTTAAAACCAAAACGGATTTTTATTCGTTTCTTCATTTAACTGTAACACTATAAAATGGCGACATTCATCAAGTATGATGCGACCGGTCTTGACGGCTTTATCGCCGACTGCGATCGTTACATCGAAACGTACTACGGATTTTCTGATCCCGAGGAAGCTGCATCCTACCTAAAGGATGAGATGACCTCTCAGGAAGAAGTCCAGATCGAGTACAACAAGCTCATCGAGTTCATTAAATACCGCCAGTCGCTAGCCGACCAGGCTAAGGAAGAGAAGAACTTTGAGAAATTGAAGAGCCTTTGCAACGGAAAGACCGTCGGTCTGATCCGTCTGCGCGAAGCCGCCAAATCCTTCCAATCTGTCCTCAGCATCTACGCAGAGGCTGAGGAGAGCAAACATAAAGCGAGCGGCGCCAAGCTGCTCACTATGATCAAGGCGCCGAGCCCCGTCAAGGGGGTCAGCGCGCCCCCCGCCGCAGGATGCGGCGCACCCACCGCCGCCGAAGCGGAGGAGGAGCAGAGCATCATCGAGGAATCGATGATCGACAACAGCCCCAAGGTCAAGAAGCTCATCGAGATCGACGAGCACGCGACTGAGTTCGAGGAGCGCCCCGATGTGGCTGTCCACGAGTTCTCTCGCAATGACATGGATATGCGCACCAAGCTGCGCATTGCCGAGATTGTCGACCAGCTCAGCAACCACATTATGGAGACAGCACGCCTCAACGCCGAGCTGCTCCGCCTCCGAAACAAGGCGTAATAAAGTAGAAATATTTTTTTTTACCATGAAGGGTTATCAATAACTACGTGCTCTGCATTTCTCTCAAGATAGACTTTTTTAACCGCAAGAGGTTTAAAATACTTTTGAATAGTTTCTTCGACAGTTGGAATATCAAACTTTTTGCATGAAAAAACATCAAGGTACATATCGTCAGTTTCTTCTACAAAATGACCGCAAATATTAGATGTCTCGATAAGTTGAACAAGCGTATAACCTTTTTTATTTCCTGATCCAAACATTACAATTTGAGGCTTGCCATAGGGTACCATATCAATGCGTTTAACAAGTTCTGAACTGAATGAATGAATATTCATAGGGCAACGAATCGACCGCGGGCTACATTTTGAAACATCAAGAATTAAATGATATCCCCATCGTTGAATAGTAGTCATTAATTCTCAAAAAGAAATTCTTTCTCAGCACATTAACATAAACATGCTTAAGGCTCTATATCTCGGAGTTCTTTTCTTTGTGCTTGTGCCAGGCGTCGTAGTGTCTCTTCCCTCGGCGGGAGATTCGCTTCAAATGAAAGCAGCTGTTCATGCGGCTGTATTTGCTCTAGTGTGGTACCTGACGCACAAAATGGTCGAGAGACATTTTGGATAATTTTAAACTGAGCGTATAAATTCCCACTTCAGGTAATCGCAAATCTTTTGCCAGATTTCATCGTGGGAAATAAGGCGGTCTCTAGATTTCAGAAGAGGAAAGTATATTTTGTACTCATCCAGTTCAAGCAGTTCAAAGAACTTGTAAAGAATGTATGAATAAGAAAGAAAATTGGTACGATCATCGGGGCAGTAAATTAAGAAAGGAGCTTGTATTTCCTGAAACATTGTTCGTATTTTTTCTTCAATTTCGGGAGTTATTGTTGGGGGTGGATTGCCATTCAAACGTGAAATAATATGGGTTCCATGCTCGTAATACTTGGATCGTCCGATCTTTTTCAAAATTTCTCTAATTTCTTTTTCGCCTAATTCTGCAACGTTTTGAATTCTGCGCTTCTTAATTTCGCAAATAACTTCGTTCATAACTTCCACGGGAATGATAGTTGATTCCTTTCCTTGGAACTGGTTCAGGATTTCATTAAGATGATTGATTTTTTTATAAGCATAGTTGTTTCGTTCTTTAGGAGGATCTCTGAATGAAGGAACGTCTGAAACTACAAGCATGTACTCTTCCGATCCGCAAGAAGGGCAGAATAAAATACCTTCTTCCGATGATTCTTCTCTTGGAAGATTGCAAGCCGTACAGTGTTCGGTCGGAGCTTCTTTAACATCGATTGTTCCAATATTCAACTTCATTCGCGATGAAAATTCATCAAACAATGTTTTTTTAGATGTTCCGACAGTTTCTGGGTTTGTGTTTGATAAAAATTTAACAAACGTTTTTTGATCAGCTAAGCTTACTCCAGTCGTAGCTTTTTCTCCTGTTCCATAATATTTGAGCATTATGTCTGCATTTTTAATATAGTAATCAATAACTGGAGATTTTGAATTAAGTTTGTCATTCAAAGATTTTTTTTCTTCAATTAGTTTTGATGAGACTAAAATGTCTTCTAAAGATGTTGTAAGATTAGTTAGTTCTGTTTCTATTTCAATAAGTCTTTCTCGTATTTTTTCAGGATTATCTTCTTCGTACTGCAAAGAGGAAACGATCGTCTGGTGCAAAGAGTCTAACGTACCAGACGTTGTTTTTTTTGTAAAGGGAGTCTCCCTTACCTTTTTAATTCTAAAAATATCGTTCATTTTTAGTTATTGACTTGAAAAGTGTAAACGTTTACTTATCGTCTTCGTCCTCCCATTGGAGATGATAGTTCTTTACTGGTTCCAAAAACGGTAAGAAGAGCTTGGCTTGTGAAAATCACAGCAAGAGCCGAAAATGCAATATTTGTACCATATGATGCTTCTTCTTTTTTATCATCAGCCACTATATCTGGAATTATCCAAAGTTGAAGCATCAGATATACGATAACAACAACAACAAACACAAATGACTGTAGCCATACTAACATATTAAATTGGTACTCTCCGGTAAAGAGTACAACCATTGCTTCAGCCGAAAACAAAGCAGTAAGTGCAGTGTAACAATAAGCTGTATATTCGTGCGCAATTGCTTTCTTATCTTCCTTTACATATTTGGGAATTATCCATGCATTCAGAAGTGCATTTGTTATAACAACCAGCAAATACATAATAGCTTGAACCCAAGCCAAATAACTCATTTACTTTATAAGAATCATAAAAAGTAGAATTCCGATTCCAATAAATGTAGGAATGGGCGAATGATTATACTGATTTTCAAATGATTCTGAAGTGCATTGAGAAGGATCAACTTGTGTACAATTATCTGTACTGTAATCAGGACTTAGTGTTGTTGTAAGAAAACGAGACGATACACCGGTAGTTACATCGCACTTGTAGCATTCACATTTAGGACTTGAATCTGCCATCAGTGCATTCATCATGTACATCGGGTTCAATCCTTCAATGTCTCCGATAACTCCCGGAACAAGACCATTAACACCTGATCCAATTTCACCCATTCCTGCAGGAAGAAGATTGCCTCCATTTGGTTTGTTATTGATGTAATTGTAACGAGATTGCGAAGATCCGTCGGGAGCAACACAGGTTCCACCGGTATTTACAAAAAACTGGTTTCCGAGCGGAGGATCTCCATCAATCATGACAGAAACATAAGTTCCAACGCCGCTCAAGTTTGATTCAAGCTGACTGAATGTTCCATCAGTTCCAATTCCCAAAGAAGAAGGTCCGGGAATGTTGTCGGCATAGCTGTACGATGGTCCCATCAAATCTGTTTGCGCCGTCGGAGCTCCACCAGCAATATCACTCCATAACGAGTTTGAGCCTAGATCGCTCATTGTCTTTATGAACCAAATTTATTACCTGTTTTTCAAATGCGTTGTTTGTGAGGGCACACGGTCGTTGTTTCAAAATAACTCGCCGAACTGTTTCAAATGGAAACCCAAACTTACGACATGCAAAAAGTAGCGCCATAAATCCACTGCGATTAATTCCGCATTGACAATGTATATAAATTGTCCGGGAATCTGGTTCTTCCAAATAATTATTAATTGTGTTTTCAAATTCAGGATACCAAGTCATAATATCTTGATCTATTCCATCGATTGCGTCTAGGCATGTGTATTTTTCAGGATGCTTTTCGCGAAACCAGCTAGGACTGTCTTTATTGAAGGCGCAGTTGATTACGTGTGTTATATTATGCATTTTTACAAATCCCGGACTCAAATAAATTCCAGGACCAAATAGTATTCGCGGATGAATTTTAGCCGGAGGTTCATTAGCCCATCCTTGTCTTTGTCTGAGCCAACTCATTGTTCCTTTAATACAAATTAGTTAGTTGAAAACGAAAAGACTTTATCATAAATTTATTCTAGTAACAAAATGGCATATAAGCCGTGCTTTAGGAAGGGCTTTCACTACCACAATGCAGAGATTTCTGAGCGTGGCAAAGTAATTGCGTCTTCAAGGAATAGGATTGGCTCTCGGTCCCGCGGATGCGGGTGGGGAGACCAGACGATTCATGCAGAACGAGCAGT